CGGCTGAGATATTTTTAATACCTTGTTCGATCTCTTCTTTTTGAATTGTAAGTTGAGGAATACGGGTGTTGTCTTTCAAGTCCTGGTCGCTCTGCTGGATTGCCATATCAGCAATCTCGTCAATAACTTCATCGGTCAAGAGGTTGTATGCGTCTTCGGCAACAATTCTCTCGATGTAGTCTTTTCTGAGAGGACGCTTTTCGCAACCAAGTCTGCGCTTTTTGGTGTAGCAAGAATAATAGTGATAGACGATACCTCTACGACCAGCCCCGCTCTCACCGTTCATAGAAGCCCCACAATGCCCGCAGAAGAGCTTTCCAGACAAGAGGTAGTCTACCTTAGCCTTACCCCTTGCCGGAGCTTCTGCGTTCTTGGATAGCCGTCTACCTACCGCTTCAAACAATTCCCGATCTATGATTGCCGGAACGCCACCTTCAATACGAATATCTTTGTATGTGTAAATACCAATATATTTCTCATTGCGGAACATGGCTTTGAAGCTGTTTCGATTAAATTCAGAGTTCTTTGCGGTCTTATAACCGGCAGAATTGAATTTACGGCAAATGTCAGCAACGGTTTCACCATTGGCATAAAGCTGAAATGCTTCCTGGACAATATGAGCAGTATCAGGGTCTACCACTAATTTGTGATCTTCAAGTTTATATCCCAGGGGGATATGACCACCAACACTCCGGCATTTTAAGGCTGACTCTCTCATACCACGAGTTACCTTTTGGGAAAGCTCGGCAGAGAAAAACTCAGCCATGCCCTCTAAGACGGACTCCAAGATGATACTCTCAGGGCTGTCAGTCAGGTTTTCGGTTGCGGATAGAACTTTAACTCCGTTCTTCCTCAGCCGCATTTTCATGATAGCACTGTCGTTACGGTTTCTGGCGAACCGATCAAGTTTCCACACTACGACATACGACCAGCGTTGTTTTGCACTGTCAGAGATCATCTCCATGAGATGTACCCGTTTCTCTAAGTCCTTCCTGGCTGTATACGCTCGGTCTACATAGATAGCGACAATACGGTAATGGTTGTTCTTACAGAAAGCTCGGCAATCTCGAAGTTGACCCTCAATAGACTGGTCACTCTGGCCTGTTGAGCTATATCTTAAATATAAGGCAACATCCTCGTCCCCATCGTAGAGGGTAGAGGGGTCATTTTGAAATTGCGATAACTCTTCTTCGGTCAAGCAAGAAAGGTCGATTGGAAATTTAGTAATTTTCATTGAGCTTTCTCCATTCATCAAGATCAATCACTTTAGATAACAGCAGTTTCTTCCGTAGAGTCTGTTTTTTCTTTTGTCGTTCTATCGAATTCATTCATGGCACATTGGATAATGCGGAGCTTTCCTTCCGTATCACAAAAAGAGAAAAATCGAAGTAGTTTTTCTTCCAGTTCTGACGCTTGTGAAATATTAACTTTACCTAACAGATGATCGACAGTTATATCAAGAAATTCTGCGATCTTACCAAGACGCTTCATGTAAGAATTACTGGATTTATTTTTCCAGTTTGTAAACATTTGAGGATTTACACCTAGATAATCACATAATTCTTTTTGGTCGATTTCCTTGTAGTTCATACAAGCAATGATGTTATCCAAAACGGCTTGCTCTTCATTACTTCTTTTAGGCATAAAAATCCCCTTTCAAAAAAATCAACAGAAGCTGTTGTTTAACTATTGACACCAACAGAAATTGTTGCTATACTCTCATTGTAAACAAAAGAAATTGACAACAGGAAATCAGCCACCGAAAGATATATTTTTTCGGCGGTTAGTATCGAATGGCTATTTTATCTGGCAATAAAATTGTACCATTGGACACTCTCGTTGTCAACAGATTTTGTTATCAATTCTGATGAAAGGAGAAGGTCTTGTGAATGAGCGTGAGAGAGTTCGTTACCGGCTGAGTGTCAATCACCTATCTTTCGTCTGGCTGATTGATATGCTCCGAAAGCGTGGGATTGAAACAAACAGCCCCATTCTTAGCGCAATCCTCGCCGGAGCGAGAAATGGCCCCGCAGCCGACAAGATCATTGCGGAGTCTACCAATATTCTGGATTGGTATGAACAGAAGATCGGCGGTGTTCCTTGTGAGTAAAGCAAGCGCATTCGTCCCGGAAGTGCAAGCCCAGGCCAAAGCATTGAGTTTACTGATTGCTCAGTCTGTCAGAGATTACTTTCGTGACGAAGAAAACCGGAAGAAATTCGAGGAATGGTACGAACAGAGGTACGGTAAGAAGTACCAATGGGAGCCTGTGAAGTGGAGAAATACAGTATGAAAAGGGTATTTGGTATCTTGGCATTTATGTCATTCATGTGTCTTCTTGGTTCCGCAGGAGCCGTTGAGCAGGATATGGTTACCTTGGGTACCGGGTTTGTCTACATGGTTCTGAGCCTTGCCGCTTTTGCTTTCTTTACTTGGCTTGCCGGTGGGTTTGATTACTCCTATACCTTCGATGAAGACGAAGAAAGCCGCCCTCGGTGTAGCAGACCGAAAGGCGGCAAGCGTAAAAGCTCACTCTGATTATATCAGATATTTTTGAAATTGCAAAGGAGATTTCAAATGAACCCTATCATTTCTCAGCTTAATGCTGAATTCGAGAAGATGGAAAAGACCATCAATTTCCAGAAGAAGATCATCGAGACGGCTACCGCTCAAAAGCCCGTCTGTCCCCGTGGTTTCGCTGCCGTGATTCAGCCGGACATTCCGAAGCTGGCTCTGGCTGATTGCTCTTGGGCTGAAATCGCCATGTATGCTCAGTCCGGTATGGCTGACAAAGTGTTTGCCCTTGGTGATATTAAGCCCATTACGCTGGCTGATGGCACTATCATCAATGCCCGTATCATCGGCTTCAATCACGATCACAACGATATTGGTCAGATCAACCCCATCACC